AAAATAGCAGAAGCCAAATATAAAATAAAACTTTCCGAAGATGATACTGATACCAGTGACATTTTGTTTCGTAAACTCATAAACACTGTGCCCCTAGATAAACTAGAGACTATTTTTATTATGGGAGGAGAACCTTTTTATACTAAGTCTCACGTTAAAATGCTCAGACATTTGAAAGAGGTACATCCTGACTTAAGTAAAGTTAGTATTCGATATCAATCAAATGGTAGTATCTACCCAAGCGATGAAGTTCTCAAATTATGGGAAGACTATAAGTTTATCGTCTATGGAGCTAGTTTAGATGGTGTCGGTGAAAGATTTAATTACTTACGTTGGCCTCTTAAGTGGCATAGATGTGACCCTATCATTAAAAGATTGATGAATGAAACTAATGCACAGCTTCATGTAAATTGTACTATCAGCCCATTGAATGTTTTATATGTTCAGGACTTGGAAGACTGGTTAAGGGATAATATTCCCCAAAGCAAATTTAAAATGAGAAATTCTCTTATAAGACCCAATGCATGTTTGGGACCAATGGATCTACGTTATGCTAATCACAAGCTAAGAGAAAAAGTATACCGTAATTACGGGGAAGATCATGACATAAGCAAGATGTTTAGTAACATGGATGTTTATGATGATGCGTCCCCGATGTTCAATTATATTGAACAGATGGATAAGATTCGCCGATTAGATTGGCGTAAAACTTTCCCTGATGTTGTTGATTGTTATTCGAACGTGTAATTCCACTTAGCAATATCTACTGCAAAAACTTCTGCTACTTTAGCTTTATCGGCGTCAGTATATAGTTCTTTATAATCTGCACATGCGGCATGTGCCTGAGCTAAGAAATCCACATCGGTAAGATTAGCAAACTCTGGTATTGATCTAACGTCTGTGTTAAAGTTATCAAAGTCTAGTTGATAGTTCACTTGGAGTGTTCCAGAGAAAAAGGGTGCGGCAGTTAATGCGTTCATTGTGCTATAGTTAGGATTGCTTGGATTTAAATATAAGTTCAAGAATTCACTAAAAGTCTTACACACTGTATAATCCACATAGTCCGGGCCTAGCTTAAATTGAGCATCAATAACCGGATTTGTGCGGTTCTTGTAAAACAATACCATTCTTTTATATGGGTTGATTAAAATTGCAATCGTCTTGAATTCTTCACTGTTCAAATCAAATATTTCATTGATTTCGGGCAAGGGATGAATATCTTCATGTCCTAGAAGATCATCAGCAGTAATAAAATATTCCAAGTGAGTATTACAGGCTGCAATGAAAGGTAGTACATACTCCCTTGGCATTGCATATTGTAGTAAAGTATAGTGTGTCATCATATTCTTGTTTCCTTAAGGGTGTTCCAAAATCTATCAGAGTAATATTCTCTCAATTTACCTTCTTTGACAAAGGCAATATTTTGATCCATTCTGTATTTATGCTGTTTCCACCGTTCTAACATATTAGGTGATGTCAAAATATCTAAATTTAGATCGATTGCCGCATTTATTCTTTCTGCTGGATCTGTTATTGTGTCATACGAATGATTTACTATATCGTCAAACATGTCTATGCCCATATTACGCAGGAAATCAACGGTTCCCGGACTTGAGATCATAATGGGGAAATTACACCCGTATATAAAGTGCATGGTCTTTTCAGTGATATTAAAGCTGTGTTCATTATAGCTGGTTTCTGAGACAAATTCAATGATGCTATTATTATACTTTGACTGCAAACTTTCTTTAAAGTTGGTTAAATTGTCATTCTGAAGTTCGTATATATCCACACTGTCTAGCGTTTTCTCTAACTTGCTGTATCTAATAAATCCATGATCTGCGGTTTCATAATGTCTATCATTTAAATAATCGTATTTTATCACATCACGCAGGTTAGACGCCGCAGGCCAAGTTAGATGATGACTGTCTCCGTGTTTGTCCAACATTCTACCATACAACCCGGATACCAGATATGTTCTATGGTATCTAGGACCCCTGTTCAATGAGATAAAGTTCTTTGCATCAGTGTTTTTATCAACGTTTGGAGTATGTTGCATGTAACTATCAATTTGATTCGTTATATCCCCTCCCATGGGAATAATCGTACAATTGTCTTTGTTGATTTCTTTATGTAGATTTTCTAGTGAAGTAACTATTATAAATCGTTTATTTGGATAGTATTCGCATAAGTTATTAAAGTAAATGCTAAGTTCTGGTACTGTAGTGACCCAAGAATTTTTAGTCTCTATTCTAAAATGATCTTTTACAAAAATTACAACAATATCATTTACGCATGCCTCTTGTATCATATCTTCTACTACAGTACGATCCATTAAGTTTTCGGAATACTTTTGGTAATGATTACAAAATATATCGTATAATTCTTCGGTGTTAGATAGATTGGCAAAATCACAATAACTTAGATACAAATCATCACGATTATTAAAATACCTATTATTACCAGAAACTTTTCTACCCGGTCCTTGCAGAAAAAATCTAGAAAAATTAGGTAACTCATGTATGTTGCTGTTAACTAAAGATTTGTCAGAATATCCGCAATAATTCTCATTACTCAATGGTCCAGACCACAGGTATACAAAACTAGCATTTCTTAATCCTAAATGATGTTTTCTACCAAATGTCTGATAAAATAGTCTCTTACTATAGTCATCGAAAGGAGGAGAATTAATAATCTTAAGCATGTCTTATTTACGCTATAAATATTGATATGCGATTTAATCCCACAGACTACACTACAGTTTTTCTAAGCTATGACGAACCAAACTGTGAAGAAAACTATCAACATTTATTAACACTTAACCCAAATGCTCTGAGAGTACATGGGGTAGAGGGTAGTGACTCTGCACATAAGGAATGTGCAAAACTTGCACAAACTGACCGTGTTGTTATCATAGACGGGGACAATTGGGTAAGAGATGACTTCTATACTACTGACATAGATATTGAATACACAGATGAGGATGTTATAAGTTATGCAGGATATAACATAGTAAACGGTACAAGCTATGGTAACGGTGGTATCAAATGCTGGCCTGTTAAGCATGTCATGGAAATGCGTACTCACGAAAACGGAGATGACAGTAGCATTGACTTTGTATTGAACAAGTACATAGAACTAAACAATATAGGTAGTGACTTGCATATTAACCATGGTCCACTACAAGCATGGCGTGCAGGATTTCGTGAAGTAATAAAACTTACACGTGACGATAACATAGACTGGCGCAACTATGACAGAGTATGGCGTTGGATGCATCTTGGTGATGACGTTGAGAATGGATTATATTCTATCTATGGTGCAAGACTTGCGTATTATATGCTCAAAGTAAATAACTGGGAAGGCTCGAACAACGTTAAGAATTTTGATTTTCTCAATAAGTTATTTGAACATATGACAAATATAATGCCCGGAACATTATTGGAAGAAGTAAACGTACTGGGTGTATTGATAAAAGAAAAGACCAATGACAACAATATTGGTCTAGCACTGCAAAAACAGGACAGTGTTAATTATAAAAATCTTATTAGTAACCCAACACGTAGCCCAGTAAACTATACACCAGAGTATGATATTGTATTCATTCATAATAATGAACTAGGTGCAGAAGAAAATTTCAACAAAGTTAAAGAACGTTTCACACGTGCTAAAGTATTAAGTGGGGTGCAAGGTATACACAATGCGCATATACGTGCTGCCAAAATGTGCAGTACTGATTACTTTTGGGTAGTAGACGGTGATGCAATTATACATGATGATTTTAGTTTTGTTTACAATGATGTACAGTTCTATGAACAACCCACTGTCAGAGTCTTTCGTTCTATCAACCCTGTCAACAAATTAGTATACGGTCACGGTGGAATTAAACTGCTTCCTCGTCTTGCTACCATGAGAATGAGTACAGGCAACGTTGACATGACCACAAGCATCAGCACTCTATACGAGCCTGTCAACATCATAAGCAATATACATAAGTTTAATACAGATGAGTTTAGTGCTTGGCGTACCGCATTTCGTGAATGTGTTAAATTATCTAGTCAAATCATTGATAGACAACAATCAAGTGAGACACTAGATAGATTGTTCACTTGGTGTAGTGTTGGGGCTGAAGAACAATATGGTCGTGAAACAATACGCGGCGCATTAATGGGCAAATTGTACGGGGAAGCACATAAGAACGATAGTGAAAAACTAAAACTAATTAACAACTATGAATGGCTACATAATGAGTACACAAAACAACTTCAGTGATATTCCTTTTGATAGAATAGTTAAGTTTGGGCAAGCAAACATGCTTGACATGAACTTGTTTACAGTTAGTTGGATACTTGGAAGATTCTGTAACTATAGTTGTAGCTATTGCTGGCCATATGCTAACAGTAACATCCCGGATCATCAAGAATTGCCATTGTATAAAAGTACTATAGACAGTATCAAAACACAAGCTAGGCGCAACGGGTTTAATAAATTTCATTGGAGTTTCAGTGGTGGCGAACCTACTGCATATAAGCATCTGTTAGAACTAACACAACATTTAGATGAGGGCCCGGTAGAAGGTTATCAAAGTGTCCACATGACTACCAATTTATCCCCTAGCATTAATTGGTGGTTGCGTTGGGAAAAAGCTACTAGTTTGTTACAGCGTAGAAGTCTTACTGCTAGTTTTCATAGTGAATTTGCCAAAGAGAATGAGTTTGGAGACAAGATACTAACATTGATGGAAGAACAGGTATATGTAACTGTCAATCAAGTTATGGTACCTGAATTCTTTTGGGAAAGCTATGAACGACTACAAAGATTTCACGAGCGTGGAATCAATGTCACACTCAAGCCGCAAAGTGACCCTACTGCTAGCTTTGTTGTTAGTGGGTACACTGATGAAATGGTACAGATTATGCGTAATGGATTCCCTCAACATGCTAATAATGAACCTGTACTACAAGTTAAACTGATAGATGATACTAATAAAGTACATTGGTTAGATCAGGCAGAACGATTCAATAGTTTTGGATTTAACAAGTTTAAAGGTTGGATGTGCAACAGTGGTTATCAGGGCATAGTTATACGTAGCGATGAAGTAAAACGTAGTTACAGTTGTAATGACACACCACTAGGTACACTTACTAAAGGCTTTACTATCTTTGATAAACCTGTAATTTGTACAACAACCTCATGTGTATCTAGCGCAGACAGTAAGATTCCTAAGGAAAAGGTATGACCAAAAGGGGTTATGATTTTGTTTGGGACGATGTACCTAGACGCATACGAAAAGGTTATTTTCTGCATGCGGGTCCAGAATGGGTAGGGAATTTCAGCGGCATGGATAGTAAGGATTTATTCGAAAAGAATTTATTAACTCAACCAATAGATTGGTTCTATCGTGACAACCCTATAGAGTATAAATTAAACAAATATGGGTACAGAACAGTAGACTTTGATACAATCGACTGGGCTAACTCAATCGTAGTGTTTGGGTGTAGTAATGTGTTTGGTGTTGGATTGCATGAAAGAGATACACTATCAAGTCAGTTACATGGTTTGACTAATATACCTGTTATTAACATGGGGATCGGAGCTAGTTCTATGGAGTACTCACTATACAATAGTGTTATACTCAACGAACACTATCCTACCCCCAAAGCGGTTATACATCTATGGAGTGCAATAGATAGAGCTACATATTACAATAAAAAAAACATAGAGCATCACGGCACATGGAACATGACACCAAATAATTATATGGACTTATACAGCACTGACCCTACACATGCTAAGGTACATGCTATACTAGCACAAATGATTAGTAAGCAGATATGGGTTAGTAAAACAAAATACTATGAGGCTAGTTTTTTTGGCAATACTGCAGGGAAATTAAATTTACCTACAATTACAGTAGAAGATTACGCAAGAGATTTATCACATCCAGGAAGATTATCAATACAAAAATTAGCACTAGATATTAAAGACAAATTAAAATTATGAAAATAGACACAGGGCATTTGCATTATTGGATGCAGGCAATTAGACAAAGTGAAAACCACATACGTACCATGGATGCATTCTGGAGTGGACAACTTAAAAGCAAAGAATGGCTAATAGATAACTTAGATTTTGTTGTTCATCCCTATATTAACAAAACAAAACTGTCAGTAGACATTCACGGTGGCTGGGTTGGGGTACTTGCAAGTATGCTATTCCAAAGTAACTTAAACATATCAACTATTCGTAGTATTGATATCGATCCTTCTTGCGAACCAATTGCCACAATGATGAACAAGGGTGAAGAAATGGAAGGTAGATTTAAAGCTATAACTGGTGATATGTGTACTGTACGTTCCGACAGTGATATAATCATTAATACATCGTGTGAACATATTACACAGGATCAATATGATTTATGGTTAAGTGGTCTACCCCATAATAGCCTACTGGTATTACAAAGCAATAACTATGACATAGAAGAACATGTTCGTACAGCTAATAGTTTAGAACATTTCAAAGAACAATCTAATATTAAAATACTTTGGCAAGGTCAATTAGAACTACCACTATATACTAGATACATGATAATAGGAAAGCAATAATGTTTCGGTTTAACCAATTAGAAGACATACACTTAGAGATAACAAATAACTGCCAAGCAAGTTGCCCTATGTGCAGTCGTAACGTTAACGGTGGGTTAGAGAACCCATTAATCAAAGTAACAAACTGGACATTAGATGAGTTTAAAACAATACTTTCACCCACAGTATTGAATCAAATCAAACGCTATTACTTCTGTGGTAACTTTGGTGACCCAATGATGAATAACGATTTAATTGAAATGATTGAATATAGTGTATCAATTAACCCCGAATTGAATATCAGAGTACATACAAACGGTGGCGCACGTAATAGTGAATGGTGGACTAGATTGGCTAAAGCATTACCCAAAACTCATTTAGTTACATTTGCGCTAGACGGTTTAAGTGATACACATCATTTATATAGGGTAGGCACAACATATGAGAATGTATTGCGCAATGCCAAAACGTTTATTGACGCGGGTGGAAGTGCCGAGTGGGTATATATTAAATTCAAGCATAATGAACATCAAACAGAAAGTGCTAGACAAATAGCAACAGACATGGGCTTTAAAGAGTTTACTATCAAGAATAGTAGCAGATTTATGATAGAGCCTAAGGTTAATGTAGTAGACCGTGAAGGGAAATATACACACAGTATCGAGCCTGCCACCGATACACCCATGAAGTTTATTGACATTAAAACCATTGAATCATTCAGTGATATTGTAAAAGATGCGGTTATAGACTGCAAAGTACAAAAAGATAAAGAAATTTATATAGATGCACATCGTAACTTATATCCCTGCTGTCATACTGCTAGCATTCCATATATGCGTGAACGAATCAACGGGTTTCACTCTGATAAAATCAAAGAAATCACTACTACAATGATGGGCCAACACTTGGACATGATTAATACTATCGGCGAAGTTAATACCACTGTTCGTAGTATTCAGGATATTATTGATAGTACTGAGTATCAAACAATGTGGGATGAATACTGGACTACTAAGAAACTTCTTATATGTGCTAGAACATGCGGTACTAGTAATAAGATAGACTTTTCACTACCGAGAGAACAATGGAAACAATAGGATTTTTTGGCGACAGCTTCTGTGAACATTTAAACAATAAACACAGTATAGACAACAACTATAAAACATACATGGAATTATGCCGTGACAAACTAAACTTAAAGATAGTTAACATGGGCATGGGTGGCAGTAGCATATATGATGTTGTATTAAAGCAGTTAAACCCACTAATTAAAAGTAACAGTGTGCCCGATGTATGTGTATTCTTTTGGACTATTCCACAAAGGTTATATCATCCTGTTTGTCGCAGTATTCATTTATCTAGCGCATTAGCAGGATATAATAGCAAGAAAGAAGAATGGTTCAGTAAAACTTACCCTAACGAAACTAATTGGTTTAGTAAGGATATATGGGATGCCGCACAGCAATACTTCTTGCATCTATATGACGAGGAGAAAAGTCAGTTAGAGTATATTAGCTTTTTACAGTATATAGACAACAATATACTACCACAATTAAAGTGTAAGATAATACACTTATGGAGTATAGGTAATGTTAAAGATTGGGAATTAGATAGCTTTAAGCCAGAGAATATTAATTATGTACATGATTGGAAAAATGGGGTAGAAGTGCGCCCATCACTAATGAGCATATCAGCAGTTAATGGTAATACATTTAAATACCCTATGATAGATGATAGACCCAATCACTTAGATGGACAATTAAAGAATGACATGGTATTTGATTATATTGTACAAGCATTAAAACATTATGAAGACAGCAATTTACTTGACTACACAGACGGAGTTAATAAATTATGGAACGATTAAGAGTAGCGAATGACTATTCTATTGACTATTTAGAAATAGATCGTCCATCACCTCTGTCCGACAATCATATTGAGAGTATGATTATGGATGTATTGTCCGGTAAATTAGATCGTGACATATCAGACAATGTATACAGTAATTTCAAAACTGAAGTAAACAATTATTTTAATAATAGTAATTTAAACAACTTAAAAGGGTTAGATACATTTAATCGTATAGATATCATAAACGGTTGCACACAATATATAGACAATCTTTATATGCAGGGTCCTGTGCAAGTATTACCCGGTGACTATAGATATCACAATAGATTAAATTTGTCGTATATCAAAGATGTTGGTAGTTTAATACCAGACATTCCATTAATTATAGCAATGCCTTTTCCACGAATAGGTGCAATGCATGATGATATGACAGAGATACTACACGAATGCAGTATTAAAAACATTACAGTACATATAGACGGTGCTTGGATTACATGCTGTAAAGATATAAGTTTTGACTTTAACCATGATGTTATAAAGTCAGTGGGCATCAGCTTAAGCAAGGGTTTGGGTCTAGGATGGAATCGTGTTGGGTTACGATATACCAAAGAGTCTAAGATAGATAGCATTACAATAATGAATGACTTCCGTATGAATCTACGTGCTACAGCAATGATTGGATTACACTTTGTACGAAACTTGCCCACTGATTATCTATGGAATAAGTACAGTGAGTCGTATTATAAGATATGCAAGGATTTCAATTTAACCCCAACTAATAGTATCTATCTTGCACTAAGAAACAATCAACCAGTGGGTATTAGCCCCTTAATAAGGTATTTACATGAACGAATTTAATGTTGATGGGGTAAGTATACCCTTCGAAAACGATGTACAGTCTATCGCTATAAGTTTGTCTGGTGGTGCGGACAGTGCATTACTAGCATATCTATTGTGTGAACATATTGAGTCAAACAAACTACCTATCGATGTGTTCATTATATCACACATTCGCATGTGGAAGACTAGACCATGGCAGAAATACAATCAATTAGATGTATATGGGTGGTTATGTAGACGTTTCCGTACCATTCATTTCACACGCTATGAGAACTTTATTCCACCTGACATTGAATGGGGTGACAAGGGTGCAACATTGATAGATGAGTATGGAAAAGAAAGTTCCGGAGACATCATTGAGATACGTGCATTTGCAGAATATATTTGCCATCAGGAAGACATTGATGTATATTATAATGCTGTTACACGCAATCCAAGAAACGTTGACTTCAAGGGCATGGAAAAGCGTGATATTGAGCCTACAGAAGACAATAAGCATCTAAGACTAATGACACACATGGGTCGCATTGCTGTACATCCTTTTAGATTTATTGAAAAATCATGGGTAATTAAACAATATAAGGATAAGAATATATTAGATTTATTGAGCAACACACGTAGCTGTGAGGGTGAGTTTGATGGCGTTAACTATATAACCTACAATGTAGGAGATAGTGTTCCATTATGCAGAGAATGCTTTTGGTGTAAAGAACGAGAATGGGCATTAAAACAAAATGACTTGTGATAGTAAAACATTCTGTATGCACCCATTTACCGGGCTTGCTACACGTGAAGACGGTGCAATTACTGCATGTTGTCGCAGTCATCCTATAGGGTTTATTGATAAAGATAACTTAGAAACTATCTGGAACAATGACACAATGCGTAGAATACGCAAGCAAGTACTGAATAATGAACGTCCACCTGAGTGCGAACCATGTTTTAGTTTAGAAGATCAGGGTGTTGAAAGTCTAAGACAAAGACATATTACTAATCGTATTCCCGAGAGCAGAATTAACTTATATCCCAATGCATTAAATGGTTTAAGTGAAGATTATTCTATGCCATTTGAAATAGCTACAATGGAATTAAAACTTAATAACTTGTGTAATCTTAAATGTCGTATGTGTCATCCAATGGACAGTACTAGTTGGAATGATTGGGGTGAAATTAAAGACTATTATAAGCGTGAAGGTAATATCATGTACGCTATAGTAGAAGAACATAACCTAGAGAATAAACCATTTTTAGATAAGTTCCAAGATAACCCTGAATGGTGGAATAGTTTAGAGAAACTATTACCATACTTCCGTCGTGTAGAGTTTGCAGGGGGAGAACCCTTAATGGATCCTCAGCATTATCGTATATTAGATATGTTAAGCCGTTATGGCCATCAAATAGAAATTAAATATGCAACCAATTTAAGCATGTTGGGTAAAGGATCACGCAATATATACGACTATTGGCCTAAGTTTAAAAGTATCGCAGTTAATGTTTCTATTGATGGAATGCGTGACAGTTATGAATATATTCGTGGTAATGCAGACTATGATATAATGATATACAATATTAAAGAAATACAGAATATTAAAAACATTAGTAGGATAGTTGGGGCTGTAACTGTGCAAGTAAGTAATGTATTAGAATTAGATAAGATTATCGAATACTTTTTAGATGATTTGGGTATTATCTTTCATACGCATCGTGTTGAATATCCAAAACTATTAAGTGCGCAAGTAATGCCCCTAGAGTTAAGACAACTAGCAGTAGAACGATTAGAGGCTGTTAAAAGTCGTGTACCATTATTTAAATCATGCGTAGAAGAACCTAGACTGATTCCATATACATTATTACAGATACAGGATAATATCAATTATTTAGAAGCTAGGGATCAAAGTGAATTATGGCATGATTGCGTAGAGTTTAATCATAAATTAGATAAAAGCCGAAATCAATTAAGTTTTGAAACTGTGACGCCGGAGTTTAAATCTTATGTATAAAGTTAAAAGCCGTTGGAATCACGAAGGTAGTATTAAGATTGAATGGAACTTAGGGAAACGATGTAATTACGATTGTAGTTATTGTCCATCAATTATACATGATAATACTAGCCCGCATACTGATATTAATATACTTAAGGCTACTGTAGATAAACTATGTGATTTAGAGAAGCCTATTCGCTTGAGTTTAACTGGTGGCGAGCCATGCGTTCATCCACACATAGAAGAATTAATATCTTATATCAAAAGTAAGGGTTTTTGGCTAAGTATTACTACTAATGGAACTAGAAAAGCTAGTTGGTATAATAGTCAAACAACAGTTGACCAGTGGGTGTTTAGCTTACACTTTGAATATGAATGGCTAGATATATTACATACTATTAAATCGGTAGATGAGAACATGATTCATACTCATGTATTAGTGAATGTTATGGCTCATCATAATCATATGGAAAACGTTCGCACAGCTTCCAGATTATTAGAAAGTCTTACTATTAATCATGGAATTCGCAGAATACGTTGGACAGAGGGTGACCACGATTTGTTTGACGATATGAAGTATGACCAGAATGATTTAGACTGGATAATGAGTAAGACTAGCACAGTACAACCTAATACAGTATTAATATACAAGGATAGAGAAGAAATGTATCATGCCAACGATGTGATTAAAAAGCATTTAAATCAATATAAAGGTTGGAATTGCAATGCGGGTTTAGAAAGTTTAATGATTAACTGGGACGGTGAAGTACATCGGGCTACGTGTAGAGTTGGTGGAACATTAGGAAATATATATACCAACTCGTTCGTTGTACCCACCAGTCCTGTTATTTGTGATAGAAACTACTGCACATGTGCGGCAGATATACCATTAACTAAAGTAAGTGCTGAAGCTCAGGAAATACAGATTTAAAGTCTGTGTTTCGTTGCTTATCCATTGTATTGATATATTCTCTAAAGTCAGGCAATAGATTAGTATGATCCTCAGCGTCCATCCAATCTAATATACCCTCCCAACGTTTCCATCCATAGGGATTAGTTGTCCAGAATTCAGTATCCTGTGTATAATTATCCCAGAGCCATTGTTTTAATTCATTGAATAACTGTCTAACATGTTGTTTATCTTGTGCAGGTAATACACGTAAACTTAACCAAGTGGGTATCCACAGTAAATGTACACCAATTAATCCACCGGCCATTGTTTGTCCTGATGCATTTTTATCAAAATTAACCTTCTTAAAGTTACTTTTAACTTTCCATTTAATAAAGTCTGGTACGTGTTTAATGTTTAATATCTGTACAGCAAACGCAATGTTAGTTTGGATGTTGTCTGGAGCATTGTCTAGCATCTGTAATGACTGTTCTATCACATTCCAATCTAATGGATATCTGATATAATGTCCACGAGTTTCCATACCATCTAAGCTAAGTCCTACTTTGACTTTACGGAAATGACTCCATACATCAATAATATCTTGGTCTACTAACAATCCATTAGTGTTATAGCGTAAGCTAATCTTATCTGCATATCCACGCTTGATAATCTCTAATAAGAATGTTTTATGCTCACGTATCATTAATGGCTCGCCACCGGCAAAATATAATTGTTTAATGTTAGGTATTTGTTCGTATATTTCTTCCCAAAACTCAGGATTTTCATGCCAGAAGTTATTAAAGTCTTTACGGTCCCAACTCATTTGTTTCTTAATTAATTCACTTTGAAAGATGGGAAATACTTTCTTATGTTCATTGACCCATTGACTACTATCATGAGGGCTACACATGATGCATTTTAAATTACAAGTATGACCTAATCGTAAGTCTAAGTACTGTAATTTATAGGGTACGTTTCCATCTTCATCTGTCTGACGAATTAATTCAGGAATATCTACACCATCATAGTGCCATGACCCTGTTTCCCAGATACGTTTACTAGCAATACCCTCAGTTTCTTCTTTAAAGCATTTGGTACAGCTTAGTGGTATTTCTCCAGCAAGCATTGTTTTACGTACACTACGCATATAGTCATTGTTAAATGCTTGAGTAGGTAAATCACTGCCAAAATTAGCGGGTTTACCATCTTCCATTTTAACTAACCCTACAGTATAATCACCAGTATCTGCCCCGCTAGCGTTAGCAACACAGCATATACGCATGTCACCATTGGGTCTAGTTGCTAAGTGAATCCAGGGTAATACGCAAAATGTCTTGCTTCCCGATACTTGTGCTATCTGATTCTGCCACTTAGTTAATTGTTCGATGTTTTCTTCCATCACATATTTAGTTCAATAAATACTCGTAATATGATTTCCAAGACTAACATGATTGTGCCAAAAGAACTGTTTAATACAATAGTAGATATTGTGCCAAATGTTGAGGGCAAGTTTGTATTGAATCAACCTACCGGACGTTTCTTCTATGATAGTTGGACTATCAAAGAAGAATTCAAGGGTACAGCGTGGGAAATACTGTTAGCAATGCTTCCAGCACATGGAGAAGCACGATTAATATATCTTAAAAGTGCAACTTGTTATACTACCCATAGTGATATAGACGACAGGTATCATTTGAACTTAAAGGGCGGATATAGTTATCTAATTAACTTAGACAATCAACAGATGTATCCCGTTAGTCAAGACCATGTTTGGTATGATATGAACGCGGGTGTCAGACATACTGCTACTAATTTTGGATATTGTGACAGAGTACAATTGGTGGTTAGAAAACTTCTGTTAGACAATAAACTAAGTAATCCAGTAACTATAAGAATATCATCTAACATACGTGACTTAGAGATGGCCCGCTTTATATTTGATGATACAATAAGTCCATGGTTAAATAACGCAAATAAAAGACATATAATAAGTGATTTTAAATTAAGTGGCTATGATGTGGTATTTAACATGGAAGAAAGTTGTATATCGTCTTTACTAGAAATATTACCCAAAGAATTTAGTTATGAACAAGTATCTATATAAGATTGATTACAGTGATTTAACACAGTGTACTACCAATTTACTATATACTCCTACAATTATTGATAATTGCGTATTGGATATGAACTGGAATAGTACCGCATATCATGATAAAGTGCTTTCAGATAGTCTATTAGCTTGGTTCTTTGAACGTGAAGCTACTGGTATCGATAAGTTTAGTAAGTACCCTTGGGCACCTGAAGTATTAGATATAAACTATATTAATAGACACATTTATTTTAAATGGTACGGAGAAACATTAAATCATATTCTACTAGACCCTACTAGAGATATCAATAGTGAATGCCCTGACTGGAAAACACAATTAAATGTTATATTAAATGATATCATTAGTGGGGGATATTATAAAATGACACTATATCCACATTGTTTCTACTTAGACGACAATAAGCGTATACATACTATGGACTTTTATGGTTGTGTGCCTATGAATGATTGTATGATAGAGTTATCTAAAGTTGAGGATATGATCGGTGTTGAGAGCGTAGTTAGATTTGCTGAAGCACGTGTAGGAAACAACATAGATTTCAGTATATTCTTTAATAGACTATTAGAGACTTACATGGATAAGTATTGGGTTGACAACCCCTTCCCCAGAGTTATCTCCAAAAGTTAAACAAATACTTGTCGGTTGCTCCTGCGTTAGAGCCTGCATGCCAGCTTTTGCGGCTTGTCCATTGAAATGTGTCACCCACAACTTGATTCCATAAGCATTGATCTTCTACAAAGAACGCATGTCCCGGCTGACTAGGTATGATATGAGTGTGAAAACGTTTTGGCTCCAGTGTATTACTTAATACCCCTTCATCGTCTGTTACATCCCAATGCCAGGGTGCTACGTTGCCCGGCTTAACTCTGCTAATCCAGCAATAATAAGGTCCGTCTAAGTCTATGTTAACGAACTTAGCAAAACGTTCTACTACAGTGATATCAAATTGTGTACCCGGGAAATACATATCCCAACTTGCGTTTCCACCTTCGTCTACTGTTTTGTATCCTGCTTGATCCCATACACTAGATACTTCTTCTAATCCGGGAATGATATCAGTGGCTCTATGCCTAGGTCCTACATATGCAGGTGGTACATTCTTAACTTGTTCTATGACTAGATTCCAGTCAATGATATTACTACAATTTCCTATATATTTTAACATTAGTAACTTTCTAAATGGCTGATACCCAACTCTTGTCTAAATTGTTCAGTAAATTTTCCGTCAATTCTTAGTCCATAACTTTGTTCCATAATTTTTTCTCCACCATGCCAGTCTTGGTCATTCCACCAAGCCGCTCTAGTGTTTAAATATGTTTTATTCTTAGATTCAGGATCCCATAGATAAAACGCTTTTTTAGTATTTGGACGAACATGAATGAATTCGTTACGATGTGGTCCAGGATTGTTAATTCCATTCTTAGCATCTAAGTCTCTATGCTCAAAGGGTATCCCATCTGCTTCACAATGAAAGAATATAACACGGCCTATATGTTCAAAGATATTATCAGTAATCATATCTTCAACCCACTTAACTACTCCGGGAAAATATTGTGCTTCTTCTGTTAATTTACGGGGTGCTGTTCTATCATCCCATGAACCTTCTTCCCATAAGAAATAATAGATATATGGATCGTATGCACCCATTGCCATTTTAAGATAACGGGTGAACTTGTTACGTTGTTTATAGTTATTAAAATCCTTAAATAGATCAATACCACCTTGATAGATAGGATCGTCTTTAGGTAACTGCATAAATTCTTCCATAGCTTCATAAATGGGTTTCCAGTTATGTCTATAGCTCATATTTTCAAACGTAAATCCGGGCTTCATCCAAGTGCCTTCTTTAGCAAACTCTCTTGCTTCAGCAAATCCACGAATAATTTCTGGTTGCAATTCATTGAACCGTTCCATATTGATATAGTTTTCCATATCAAAATATGGCTGATTATTAATTCCTATTAATGACATTTAATTCCTTGACTGTTGTATAGAGTAAATATTTATATGAAATATGACTACTACTACAATAAGCTACCGGGACAAGAGCCATGGCGAAATAACTTAATCTACACTAGTTTAATGAGTGAGGACAAGAAAGTTTTTGTGCAATGGTATTATAACGATGAAGTCTATCATGGGGGTCAAAATCAAGTGATATTGCCCGAATTGATGCAGGAAAAATGGGAACGTGAGGTTAAGTATGCACAACTGATGAATGGGGCATACCCTGATTTAGTTCCTAAGATTCTTGATATAGATCATAAAAACCGTAAATTGTACTTAGAAGTAGACGGGGATGACTTTTGGCAACGTAGTCATGAACTGAATAGTTATTATGATGTACTACCCGATTGGGATACACAAATGATTGACATCATCAATGCTCATAAGAATTTGGGATTGCACAAATATAGTATGCATCCATCAAGCTATTTTATTGTTAATGGTAGATTGAAGTCAATCAACTATTTCTTTACATATCATAAGACTGAACCTCAAGTTAGTATTAAGGAAGTTGAAAGTCATATCTATAGTACTAGACAAGATGAGATGCGCAAACACATAGAAAGTTTAGGAATAGAATGGGATGTGCCACAACCATTTACGCTATTAGACAAATTATGCTGGGAATCTTTTAGAAAGAATTATCCTGACGAGTTTATTGATAGAGTTAAATGTTTAAAATAATCCCATGGTCAGTTGACTTAGACTTGACTGAATTTTATAAAATAGCTGAACAAAAAGGTTTTACTAACAACAGTAGTCAAAAAGCCATGGTTAACTGTTTTGACCGTGAGCCTGAGAAGTGTGTGTGGATTTTATACTATAATGATGTTGCTGTGGGTAGTGTGGCTGCACATACATTTGATATCATGGGAGAGAACTGTTATAGAATAGCCGCACGTACATGTGTGTTTAGTGACATGATTCCCTATAGTTCACTAAGAACACGTAATCAAATTGTGACGCATCAACATGTTACCAGTCAGTTTTTGATACCTGCTTGTATTGAGTGGGCACCAAAGAATAGTCGGTTGTTTATAACATCAACCGACAGTGACTTAGGTACGCAACGTTTAGTGCATCGTATATTTGGCCCTAGTATGGCTGAGACAGGACAGATGCGTAAGATAGGGGATGTAGTATATCGTAATACTAATCAAACAGTATGGGAACTGTTCCCGGATGTGTTTATGAGTGAGTTAAATAAGTACCCCAGATGGGAATGACTTAATATGATTATACAATCTATCAGCTAATTGAGTATGCCCATCTTCGCTTAGATGATATCTATCAGTGACAATATGTTTATAAGTAGTTTCATCATTGATAAATTCTTTAGGTTCAGTGTAGATATAAGGCTTGAATGAATCTAGTACAGGATAATCTTGTAAGTATCTAGAGTAAAAGAACACTGTCTTAATGCCGTGACGTTCTAACATACACTGAAACATATGATTATGTACTAAAAATTTCTCTTGTTCAAAGTCGGGGCTCAAGAAGTTATCTTGGTACATCTTTTGAAATTCATCTTCAATAGGGTTAGTATGCCAACTATGACTATCTATCTTAAACTTTAGTATAGTTCCACCCTTAGGATATGTTTCAGATATGTCTGCTTCAGGACTTTCAGGAAATTTTCTGTCAATTGCAGACCAGAATTCATTACGTTCTACATTGGTATATTGCACAACTAACAAGTCGTTTTTAGTTAAGTTACCAGTTAAAATATTGTTAGTAATATATCGCCACATACGATAATTACTACCTATACCTATAGCTAAATGCTTGTATTCAACTCCTAGTAACTTTGCTAATTTACTACCATAATTTTTTGGTGCCTGATAGTTGTCACTAAAACTACACCCTGCTAAAAATAATTTGCTCATATCAGTATAGTACCTTTAGTTTTTTATAGCGTTCAAAACATGTAACGAAACCCTCACCCGGTACTACTTCAGCCAGATAATCTGGTTGGGGCATTTCTGCAGGTACTGCTAGTATGTTAGATACTGTGCTATCATTGAATGGGTTTTCATCACTGTGTTTAAATGTCTCTGCAATTGGCTTTGTCCTGCAAGCTACCCAATATTGTTTGTACTTTCTATCATTTAGAAAATCGTAACATCTAGTCCACACATCCCATTCCATTGCTTCATAAAAGACAACCGGACGATGTTTACTGATAGTTTTAGTACAGCCTTCTAATACTTCAAACTCATGACCCTCTACATCTATTTTGATAACATTGCATTTGTTAAGTCCTACGCTATCTAATGGTATAACTTTGACCGGTATACCCTCATTCTCAGTAATATGTATATCACCGTAATTTGTACTTTGCGTGGGGTCAAAATCTTTCAAAAGAATTTGAGCATGTTTATTACTAACACCAGCATTGACAAGTTGAATTTTATGATAGTCTTTGCTATTATATGAGGCAATGGCAAAATGCTTATAGTTAGGTTCAAATCCTATAGCATCACAGTTTGTTTTCTTATGCATTGCAACCAAATGATACCCAATGTTAGTACCAATATCAACATATTGACTAAAATCATTAGGTAAATATTGTGAAAGTATATCAACTTCAGCTTGACAGTATTCTCCGTACATGTCAATTGCTTTACTTATGGTTGTGTCGTTTTTGTAAACTAAAAAGGTTCCCATTCTGCTATCAGTAAGCAGTAATGATTCTTTTATAGAATCAATGGTTTGTTGAATTTTTGTTTCAGCTTCTGTCATTAAAAATTTCTCAGTTACTATAATTTATAATAAATTACAGTAACCAAAATATTTATTGTTGACAAGTTCTAGTACGAGTGATAGTACCATCTGAATTCTGTGTCTCAGTCCATGGTGTACAGTTTTGATTTTGCTGTACAATTTGGGGTTGTTGCTGAATGACTACAGGAGGTTGTTGAACTACAATAGGTCTATTGTAAATATCATAGACTACAGCACCTGCTATAGCACCACCAATGATTGGTCCCCAACCCCATCCACCACCGCGATAGTAACCATGGCCATGACCATATCCATAGTGATGATGTTGCGCAAAAGCGGAAACACTAGACAATAGTAATAAAGTAAACAGAAATTTTTTCATAACATTCTCCTAGTCATACTATTATAACGCCTCAGACGACGGTTTAGTTGACATTTCATATGTATTTAGTAGACTTGGTTGTCCGATTCTACTACAAGCCACCCAATTTTTAACAAATCTTGACGTATTTCATCAGTTACAAAACTTTCACCCACATATGCTTTGGCTTCTAAATGTGCTATCTGTTGTTCTTTGGTAAGTTCTCTAAAACTGTTTTCATCCAAATCATTTTCATTACGAATACCAGAACAATACCAGTCTATATAATCACCTTCTTGTCTTATGTCAGCAATTATTCCCCCGGCATATCTCCATGAACAACTCCATCGCTTATCCGATAGTATAGGCCATACATCGTTTTTAGTAAACTCATTGTTACACATTGCGGCGTATAAATGCTGTGCATAGATTTTGTCATTGCATTTTTCTATGATAAAGTCACTGGTACGCAAATCATATTCCATATTGTCAATACGCCACTCATCAGTTTCTTCTAAGTCTAATTTCATTTGTTTAGAACTTTTAAAATAATCTATCATAGTAAGCGCATTTTCATCCGTAGGGTCTTCCAAGAGTTTTTTCTCGTACCTTTCCATACTAAATGTTCCCCTCTGTAGACTTCTTCTCATTGTGTTTTACTTTCTGCTTACTATAAAAAATATGATTACCTATACGTGCTACTTGTTTGTATGGCCAGAATGGGTCAACAGTTAGATTGTGAAAGAATAATGCGCTACGAGGTAGTACATCTTGATATGCATCATATGCTAATACTTGATATGCAACATCCAACGCTTGAATATATTTTGGATCATTCGTATTAGGTCTCTTTCGTCCTTCACATACCCAGCTAAACTGACACATTCTAACTCTATATGTATCTAGAGTTTCTTCATTTAGTTTAGTAATAGTTGTTACTTGATATATTACATTGCAAGGTGTACTAGCAAAACCATAGTTAACTCTATTCATCACTACTCTAGCTACTGCTGCCTTTCCATCAATACTTTCATTACCAGCTTCATAGTAAATATTTTCAGCTAAACATTTTAATTGCTTAGGGTCAACTGGTTTAGCTTCTACAATCGCAACTTCTTCTGGTTCAATAATTGAATTCTCAGATACTATTACAAACGTGAATACTGCTAATAATATTGATAATATTTTAGTGGCTCTTAAGGCTATATTATTCATATATACTCCTTTTCTATACATAGTTTACACTATGTGTCTGTGTTCGTCAACAGTTTTGGTATTACATGATGTGATCCCAGCAATCACAGTTACATAATATAACTTCTTCAATTGCTTGAGATGGTGTAATAATTGACGGTATTACGATAGGTGTAATGTTAATTATATCTATCGG